GGTATTAACTTGATTTCCAACATGTTAGATTGAAATTAGCAGCAAAATTAGGTGCGGCTGTAGCATTCGGTTCTCAAGTAGTTTATGCTTCTTAATTGGAGTAAAAACATAAATAAAATTGTTAAAAAAAAATTAAGAAATTATGTCGTATAACTGCTGTATTACAAGTGGGTTGGAGCTTCAAAGTTGTGTAAACAACGTTCCCGGACTTGATGGCCTATGGGTGTTGACCCCTGGCACAGGAACGACTTGTTCTTTGGATACAATTACTTACTCTGGAACGGGTGAAGTTGTCGCTTTGACTGCTTCAACTGCGGGTCAAGAGTTCGCTAAAATTGATATTGTAAGGAACTCGTCTGCTGCTCTAAATGAGAGCACATCTATCAACCTTGAGAGTTTAGGTTTTACCTACAACACTCAACTTATTTTCACCATACCAGGTCTAAATCAAGAAGCAACCAATTTATATCAGGAAATCGTCCAAAATACCGAAAGTTATTTTATCGTAAAACTGAAAACAGGAAAATACTTCTTGGCTTCTCCAGGAGGTATGTTTATTGAGAGTGCTACTATCGCTTCAGGTTCTCTACCTGGTGATAGTCAATTATACACTCTAACTTTGACTGCGAACTCTACTATTAGCGTTCCTCAAATCGCTGTAGATACTACGCTTACTGCGTGGTTGGCTGCGAACTCTAACATCACTATTGATAGAGAATAATTGAGTATTATATTCAAAGAAGGGGTGGGGAAACTCACCCTTTTTTTTTAGCCTATGTTGTCTGTAGAAAAACCATTCAAAATCCGTGTGAATGATGATTATATCATTTGTGATGGATATACCTTTAGAGATCTCCGTATGGATTTGCTTACGGGACAGATATTTATTGTAGTAGATTTCTACAGAGAAAAACAAACAATTTTTACAAGGGAGTATCGTGTGGGGGTTGCTGGTGAAGTAGATGTGAATAAACTGATAGATGACTTACATATTAGATTAGATTATGAGTTCAATTAAAACCAAATCTTTAGAGGAGTTTTATTTTCAAGGTGGTAAATCCTATCAGTATGGGGGAGAAGTCCCTTCTATTGTCCTTATTCCCCCTTCTCCATCACCATCTCCCACCAGTACCCCTACACCTACAAATACAACCACACCAGGTTTGACTTTAACACCGACACCAAGTAATACTGCCACAAGAACTCTTACACCGACAAGAACTCTTACACCGACACAGACACTAACGAGAACTCTAACTAATACTCCCACTCCAACGAGAACTCCAACTCCAACTCCGTCTCAAAGTGTATTTACCTATTTGGGTAGAACCACTCCTGATGCTGCCGATGGTTCTACTGCGTGTTCTACATACACCACTACGAGATCTTACCAATCAAACAAATCTTTATCAACTTTGACTATTGGAGATTATCTGTATGATACATACCCATCATCACCAACGGACGGCAATAATTTATGGGTGGCTCTTAAAGTAGGTGGTGTAGGTCAGGCATATTCATTCCAAGTGGCAACTGATGGTGAGATTTTAGACACTTATACTTGTTAAGATGAGAGCAGACAATAGATTATCTAAATCACTTGAGGAAGCGTTTATCAACAACGACACCCAATATAATTTTGGTGGTTGGGCTCCACAAAAATTATTTCCAAGAAACTTTTGGGTTGCTGGTTCATTACATATACCCAACCTACCAATAACATATCCAAATGTTTTATCTTATTCTCCTGATGGAATAAATTGGTATGGGGGTCAGGGATCAAATGAAAAAATATTTGCTGTTTATGATATTACTTGGTCTGGTGAAAAATGGGTTGCTGTAGGACAGAGAGGGAATGTGGCTCAAGGGAGCAGACCTAATACTATTGTTTATTCTACAGATGGGGTGAATTGGGAAAGTTCATATAATTCTTTAAGTGTTTTTTCAAGTTCTACTCTATCTGTTTATTGGAATGGTGAAATGTTTGTTGCTGGTGGAGGAAGACCAGCAAGATTAGCCTATTCTTACGATGGAATTGTATGGTCGGGTGCTACAACTTTAGGTAGTTTTAGTGCGGTAAATTGTAATGATGTGATTTTTAATGGAACATATTGGGGTGCTGTTGGGGCAACTAATGGTGTAGTTGGATTTTCTACTGATGGTAAAAATTGGAATGCTCCTGTTCTTGTAATTCCCATATCTCAAGGTTATTCTATTTCTTATGGTGATGGTTTATGGGTTGTAGGTGGATATGAGAATATATTTTATTCAAGTGATATGGTAAATTGGAGTGGTAGTAATGCCAGTTCTATTGGTATATCTTTTGAGAACATAGAATATAATGGTAGTATGTTCGTAGCAGGTGCGACAGATATAATTACTGGAGGCCAATTATTATACTCTTACGATGGAATTACTTGGAGTGGTTCTTCTTCAGGTAATACTTTATTTGACGCTGTAGAAAAAGTTGCTTGGAATGGTAAGATTTGGATCGCTGCTGGTACATCTAATAATTATCAAACTTTAGCATCTTCTGTTGATGGTATAAATTGGACGCCAATACCAGGAACTACGAGTGTGGTTGGTTTTGAAGGATATTCTATTGCCGCACAACCAGCACCTAATTTATATCCACCCCGATACTAAAATTGTAAGTATTTATTTAAGATATGATTTACATAGAGAATAACTCGTTGAATAAGATTTTCGTAGATGTTTCTGCGGCTACGGGAATAACCCCAAATTACCTTTGGAACTTACAAAACTCACAGGGAAGGAATGTTAAAAACTTTATCCCAAGAGATATAACCTCTACCTACCCTTCACAATATGCGGGTAAGTATAGGGTATTTGAGTTTTCTACAATCCCAACCTTACCTGAAAATCTTACACCTACGGGAACATCTGTGGTGAATATATACCTACCTAACAAAAACCAATTTTGGCTCGGGATATACGAGCAAAGTGGTATTGTAAATCTTGATCCAACACAAGCCTCAATAGTGTTGAATAGTTTAGCATTCACTTTTATTGAAACTGAAAATGAATACTATTCTGGTAATACAGGAAATACTGCCGATAATGTAATTTATTATAGTGATGCTGGTGCGGTTAGTCCTACCCCAACATCAACAGCAACCCTAACTCCAACTCAAACGAAGACCCCAACCCCAACTCCTACTTTAACGAGTAGTTCAATACCTCCAACTCCTACTCCTACTTTAACAAGTAGTTCTGTTCCTGCGACCCCTACACCAACTCCATCGTTGAGTTCAACACATACTCCAACCCCGACAAATACGCATACACCTACTTCTACGCATACACCTACTTCTACTTATACACCTTCACCAACTCACACTCCAACTAATACTCATACCCCAACTAACACTCATACTCCAACCCCAACGCCTACACCAACGACTACATTATTTAACATCGGTGAAGGATTTGATGGTTCAACATTCGCAATCTACAAAGATAGTGATGGTGATTTATTTGTTGGTGGAAACTATTTGTTCTATAATACTCAATTCCATAGATCATTAGTCAAACTAACTTCGTTAGGTTATGAAATACCAACATTTGCGGGTAATTTAGGAACAGGAACAACGGGACAAAGGGTAGATAAGATCCTTGAAGATACGAATGGTGATCTATGGGTTTCAGGAAACTTTACTCAATATGGCACGGGGACTGCTTCTTCATTAGCAAAAATAGACAGAACAACAGGAGCAATTTATCCAAACTTTGCTGTGAATAATATCATCTTTAATAATACCATCAACTCATTCGTATTAGATGGCACAGATTGTATCGGTGTTGGTTCATTTACATCAACCAAAGGTGTTGCGAGAACTAATATTGCGAAATGGGATACTGACGCAAACCTTTACACAAATATATTCACAGGCACTACATTCGCAGGTGGTAATCCTAACAATATTGAAATTGACGAAAATGGTGATTTGATGATTGTTGGAGCATTTACAAGTTATTCAGGAGTATCCGCCAACAGAATTGTTAAATTAAGGGGTAGTGATGGTTATATTGATACGACCTTTAATTATGGAACAGGTCTTAATAATAGTGCTTTCAAAGCAACCCGTGCTACTGGTGGTTATTGGTATATCGCAGGTTCTTTCACAACATACAAGGGAACGGCAGTAAATAGATTGATTAAGGTTGATGATACAGGAACTCTTGATCCAACATTCAATCCTGTTTCTACTTTAACAACAATATACAATATAGCAATTGATGAGGTGAATGGTTGGATATATGCTATGGGTGGTTCAACAACTCCTTACGCATATTATGTGAGACATAATTTAACAACAGGTGCTTTGGATACAACTTGGGTTTCCAATAATTTCCCATTACCCGGTGGTTCTGGATCACAATTCACAAACGATCAAGGAATATTAGTTGATAATGGTGATGTGTTATTGGCGGGTTCTTTTACCAGTTGGTTCTTACAACCTTACAATTTTTTAATTAAATTGGATAGTAGTGGTAATAACATCACGATCACCGAATAACATATTGACCCTACTTTAATATTTATATCATATGGAACTTACGAATAAAGAAAATCTAAACCTTAAAACCTTCACGATTGACTATCGCATCAACCGACTTGATGTGAGAGAAAATATGGAGATTGAGGTTAAAAATAAGCCTTGGGTATTATGGGGTAATGTGAATAACGATTACCCTCAATTTCTATTACAGGTTAAAGAAGCATCACCAGTTCTATCTGTCGCAATTGATAGTAAGGTTAAAATGGGATTTGGTGAGGGTGCCGAAATTGAAGGTCTCGGTAATGTAATGGTAAATAGATACGAAACTTTTAGTGAGTTATACTACAAGTTATTATATGACTTCAACATCTTCGGGGGTTGGAGTGTAGAATGTATCCCAAATAGAGAGGGGACTGCGATAGAAAGTATCTATCACCTACCCTTCCAAAATGTCCGTGTTGGTAAGAAAGATTATGACGATCACGATAGAGAGATGGATTGGTATTACTACTCTACGATGTGGCAATTACCAAATGTATCAAACAAAAAAATTACCAAGTTCCATAGTTTAGATTTGGATAGAAGAGGTGAGGCAAGACAGATTTATTATTGGAAACAATACTCACCAAGCGACAACGAACACTACCCGATTACTCCATATCAGTCGGGTATAAACGCTGCGGTTATTGAAGCGGAAGTGTTTTCCTGGCATAAATCTAACCTTGCGACATCTCTTATGCCGAACCTTTTTGTGTCTTTGGTAGGTTCTCCTACACCAGAGGAAAAACAACTCACCTACGAGGAACTAATAAGGTCGTATCAGGGTAAGGCAGGACAGAAGATAATGTTGGCATTTAGTGATACTCCTGAAGGGAGACCAGAGATCCAACCAATTCAAAATAACGCAAACGATACATTCTATACGGAGGTATTACAAATGTGCGTTCAGTCAATCCTAACATCAAACCAAATCAGTTCTCCACTCCTTCTTGGGATTAGCACATTTAGTAGTAATCCTTTTTCACAGAATGCCGATGAGTTGGTAGTAGCAACAAAGCATATGATGGAGATGGTAATTAAACCTGATTTAAGAAAGATCAACACAGGTTTAGAACCATTACTTGCGTTGAAGTTCAACCGACCTGTTAAAATCGTAAATAAACTAATTGTTCCTAATTTTTCTGCGTAATGGCATATGTGTATTATGTAAGTGAAAACTACATCAGGGAGAACCTCCCTATTGACTACTCCCTTTTAACAGGGAACATTATACCTGCGTTAAATCAGGCTCACCTAATAAATGTTATGGATCTTCTTGGAGATCGTATGTTTGACGAGATGAACCGATTGATTACAACGGGGGATATAAACCAACCTCAATACGCAGATTGGAAAAAACTATTGGATAATTATTTACAGAATGTCGTGGTATATTGGACGGGTGTTTATCTAACCAATAACCTACTTGCGAAATACGCAAACAGAGGACTTCAACAAGAGAATAGTGAGTTTAGCAGTCCTGTTGATTTAAGTGTTTGGAGAACCCTTAAAAATCAAATGGAGGACTTGGCAACCTACTACGCACAGAGAGCGAACGATTGGTTATACTGGAACCAAAACCTATTTGTGCCCTACTATACCTATATGATTTCTAATGGTCTTCAACCAGCAAATCCAACTGAAAAAATGAGATCAGGTGGATTGGTATTGGGACAGAGACCCTGGTTCTCATATAATAATATGTGTTGGGTTGGTGGATACGCACCAGGATATAACGGGTTAGGATCATACGGAGGATACGGGTATTAGTATGTATGAATATCTACCAAGATATAATAGGGGACAATCTCTCGCAGGATATGTGGCTGGGTGTAGAAGCGGTCGTTTGCTTACCTCCGCAGTTCCTTCCATTACCGATAGAACTAACATCTGTAGAGACCACGCAGAACAGATGAGGTTGGCTTTGAGACAACCAG